TGCTATTCTTTTCTATAGTGCCAAGATCCGTTGCAATTACTTCTGGCTCCGTAAAATCATCTTGCTGACCCAGATTATTTGGACCAGAACCGGAAAAAAAGAATATAGCAGTTTTTTTAAATAGTATAACTTTATCATCCATTACGGCTGCAGTTTGTATTCCACCACCGACGTTTTTAATGAGTCTCACCAAAGTATCGTTAAATTCTACTGGTGCTCCAGATACGCGAATTTTACTATAAGCAATCGCATTCTCATCTTCTAGCCCAGTTAAGATTAAACGATTGTTATAAGCAGTAACCGCAGTACATGGAGGAGCAGCAATATTTTCTAATATTTCCCCTGTGGTGTATAAAACTTCGTTAGATATTAAGGACGCATCAGAAGTCGTGTCGACAAAAGTTACTGTGTCCACCATCTTGTCATTAAATACGGGCGCTAACGTAGACGTAACTTTGTAAAATATATCTCCAACATCTTCCGTTCTGTAAATTTCTACAATAACGTTTTCTTTGTCTGTAATTCTTAGCGTATTTACTGTAATAGTAGCTTTCTGAGTACTATTGCCAGCCGAAAAAGTGACCGAAGTGGGAACAGAAGCTGCCGACCGGTGTTGCTGTCCCTTGGCATCGATCCAGGAATATACAGCTACATATTGTCGTACTCCATCATTCATTGATCCACCGGTTGACGTGGGCGTAGCCTCTATCGGTTCTGGATATACATGAAATCCGTGCTCTACCAAAACAGACCCGTCATACATCTGCAGCACGGAGGAAGCTATGTGTAAATTTTCCCCCATTTCAGCATTCTGATAAGGTTCCGTAGGCTCAAAAGTTATGTCAGAGGTCTTAGTCCCGAGTAATGAAAAAAATGTTCCCTGCTCCGATTCGTTTTGCGTTTTTACCTGATTTGCATACTGGAAAGTTACCTCATCTACTGAACGAATATTTGTTAATACTCCAAAATCAACGGTAGATCCAGCAATGCCGGGACTTATTTTTCCGAGTATCTTCGCATTTTCATCTGATAAGAAGTAAGTTGTTTGAGGTTCCAGCGGATAAACTACAAATAAATACCGCACCCCCTGATATATAACTGCCTTAGATGCCAGTCCTACTCCTCGGATAAAGGAAGATGCTGGAACAATCGTAACCGTGCCAGTATCTGTAACCGATCCTTCTTGCACAAAAATATTATCTGTAGACTGCCACTCGATGTATACATGATAATTTCCAGAACTAGTTTCGACCATAGTCACGTTGGACGGATCATACGTAGCTTCCGAATTTATCGTAGTCGGAGCTAATATCGTAGATGTAAAATCCATAGCAACTATTAGATATCTAGCCTGTCCATTAGACTTTCCATAAGTAACGACTGCCCGTGTCTGAGAATCTAATCTCAGGTCTAAGCTGAATGACGGATCTTCTCCGGGAAATGCAAGGGCAGCAAATACCGTGGCAGTCTGATCCATTGATAGTACCGCAACTCCATTTGTGGATCTGTATGCTATGTAAACATTATTTTCGCTAGAATCGCAGTCTATTTTAATGTTTGTCAAAACTACATCAGATGCAATCGTAGTAGCAGTGCTGAGAGATGCTGGATTAGATAAATTTATTTTTTTAACTAACAAAGATCCAGAATCATTTGCATACGTGAAAAATATTTCATTGTTTAATGCTCCGATTCGAGGACTGTTGCACTCCGTGGCTAATACGCCAGCACTAACCAAAAAAGACTTATTATTGCGATCATACACGCTATATAATCCGGTTCCGTCACTGCGGCGCCAGGCAAAGATAGAAAAGCCTTCAACAACGTGAGAATCTACCTGCTCCTGCTGATAAGTATCTTGATATACGGTTAGAGAAGAAACACCAGCTTTATATACTAGTCCCCGGTCCGTCCAGCGATTTAATGTTGGAGAACGGGCATACATGTTTGTCGAATTAAATACTAGCAATTCATCTTTATATTTAGCGAGATACTGAGCTTGAGAAATAGGCGTATCCGTAACCTGCAACATGCTGATCTGATCGTAGCCGGGTCTTTTTTTAATTTTTCCTATTTCGTCATAAACCACGTTCTCTAGCTTATTAAATACACCGATAGGCTTGACCTTATCGTCTATTTTAGTATTTAATCCTAAGTCCAGAGGTATTGGAAGCCTCTGCTTTTGCAAAGCCACGAGAACTCCTTAAGAAACGTACCAATTAGAAACGCCGTCTCCGACGACCCAAATTAATCCATTGTTAGAGCTGATTGTGTAAGACGTGAGCCCATCTATTAGGTCGGAGCCCTGGCGCTGGATAGTTATCGGATTCACGTTTGCGTTATTGTTTTTATCTTTAAATACGTATACTCTACCAGCATCTACGGTGGACGCTAACGGTAAACTGATTGTGCGAGCCGCCGTAGTATCCACGGTCATGTAGACTGCCGGATTTGACGGACCGATTACCAAATTGCTATTGACGTTAGAAAACGTGAATGTACTAAACGGAGCCGGATCTGGAAATACGGGAGATCCTCCGTCAGTCAATTGGATTGCAGCTCCGGCAGCGTTTGTGTAATATAAATCTCCACCAGCAGTAGATAATGAAAGAGCATTGGATACGCCAGATAACGGCGTTGTAGTATCTATATATTGAGTAGAAAAGAGAGTAGTAGCTTTGTTAGAATTAAATGTAAGATCATCGTCGATGTTAAGACCAGCAACTATAACCGGAGAACCTTTGCCAGAACTATGATCATGTTCATCAATTACTTCAAGCGCGGCATTAAGCTCTGTCGCCCATTCTGGTCCCAGAGTAACTGATACCGTTGGTAAAGTTAAAAACATAAAATTAGTAACTGACATATACCATCCTTAAAAGACCCAAAGGTCCACAATTACAGGAGCAGAACTATTTAACTTAAGCAACTTTTCTGTAAATAAACTACCATCTTGCTCATCAAATATGGATGCAGCCGATCTCTGTCTAATTATTTGCCAACCAATCAATTTACGACCTAACCTGTGCGGAATATCGTTAGATCCAGTTGAGAGCGATATCTTCTCCAGTATAAGCCCGTTTAATATCGGTTTGCGAATAATAGATTCTGTCCATTGCTCCAAGTTATCTTGCAGCTTAGCCGTGTCTACAGAATCAAAGCTCATTTTTTTCAGAGACCGTATATTACTCATTAACGTCTCCAGAAATAATAATCATCATTGTCTGCGTAAATATCGGTAACCGAATCGGATGCACCGGTATCTCTATTTTGAGCTGCTGAATTTAAGCGCTGTATAATTGCTGCTTTCTGCGCAGCCAGGACAGACACGTCCGATTCTTCTTTATTTAACATTTTAATAGCAGCGTCTATAACTACATATTCAGCATACTGATTTAAATCGTTAAATTCATCTGAATCATTTACTAATTTTGGTATTACTGGAATATACCACAAAGTGATTGGTGTAGCCTGATCTGGCGTCGGTGTAAATTTGATCTGATTTCCAAGCAAGCGATATCTAACAGCTGCCCCTTGCAACAAGGTCCATGAACCGGAGCCCGAGAACCGCAAACGTTCATTAAAGTTAAACGGACGTAGCGCGTAAGAATCTGAACCATTAATTTGCGCATCTACGCCACGCAGTTTGTAAAAATCATCGGGAAGGTCGTACGCGTTCTGACCAGAAACCGTATTAAATTGGTAACTTTCCAAGTAGTAATCAGAATCGTAGGCTTGTATAAGGAGGTCTACTAGTTCTGCTATGGACGCATTGATGTATTCCACCAGTTCTGCATCCTTAACGAACTTGCTGCGCTCCATATCAGCACGCCTACGAGCCTGTAATTTAAGCTCAGCTAGCGTTATGCCCATGGAAGCTCCTATTCTTGTTCTGGTTCAGCCTCGTCCATGCACATGCGAACTAAAGATTTCATAGCAGAAACAAGCGCCTTTTTATCCTTAGATTCGATTGCCTGCATAACTTCATCCGCAGCCGCATCGTAGCCAGGACTCATATCATCCTCAGCACCGTCAGTCATGGGCGCCTCTTTCATGCCCTTCATGCGGTCCAAAATGACCGTGACGTTTTTCTTTTTGTTATCCATCGCCATCATGAGTTACCAGCCGTGCTATTTTTCAAATCCAAACGGATGTAAAGAACGGAGCCAGATGAGGGATCTGTAGCAGTAGCGCCAGTCTTGCACACGAATTG